CTCGGGCGAAGCCGGGCCTGGGCGACATGGTCGCCGATGGGCTGGCTGCGGTCGGCATCACGAAAGAGCGGGTGCAAGCGGTGACAGGGCGGCCCTGCCACTGCCCGGAGCGACAGGCGGCACTGAATCGGCTGGGTCAGTTGGTTGGCCTGCCTCCAGGCCGTGGCGTGAACGATTGACTCACCCACCGGGGGGCGTATCACAGGCAGACCGCACGACAGGAGGCAAGGATGCCCGCTGCCGACCCGATTACCGCCATGGCCCGCAGGCTGGCGGCCGAGCATCCCGACGCCCCGACTCGCACGCTGGCCCGCCGGCTGGTCCGCGAGAGCAAAGGTGCCATCACGATCGAGCAGGCCCGCAAGCGGATGGCCCGGCAGTTCGGCGTGAACGGCACGGCGAACCGACAGGACATGAAGCGGACTGTCGTCCCTCGGCCGCCGCGACAGGCTGGCGTGGTCTACGGCCTGCCGCCGTCGAAGGCCGAGCGGTGGAGCCCCTACACGCTCGAGGTCACAGGCCGAGTCGGCATCCTGTCCGACGTTCACGTCCCCTACCACTCCGAGGTCGCGGTCGCCGCGGCTGTCGAGTACCTGAAGGCCGCCGACATCCAGGCCCTGTTCCTCAACGGCGACATCTGCGACTTCTACTCGATCTCCCGATGGATGAAGGACCCGAGGTCCCGCGACTTTGTCGGCGAGCTCGAGGCCGTCCGCGGGTTCCTGGGCTGGCTGCGGCAGGAGTTCCCCGACATCCCGATCGTATTGAAGGCAGGGAACCACGAGGAACGGTGGAATCATTACATCTGGCAACACGCCCCGGAGCTGTCGAGCGACCGGCTGACGAGCCTCCATGCGTGGCTCCATCTGGCCGAGCACGACATCGAGCTCGTCGAGGATCAGCGGCCCGTCATGCTAGGGAAGCTGCCCGTCCTCCATGGGCACGAGCTGCCGAAGGGGCTGGCCGCGCCGGTGAACGTGGCCCGCGGGGCGTTCCTCCGGACGCTGGCCTCTGTGCTGGTCGGCCATTCCCACCGGTCCAGCGGCCACGCGGAAAGCGACATGTGGCACGCGGAGACCTTCTGCTGGTCGACCGGCTGTCTGTGCGACCTGACGCCGGAGTACGCCAGGATCAACCGCTGGAACTGGGGCTTCGCGATGGTCGACGTCCGCGAGGACGGCGAGTTCGACGTGGAGAACTGCCGCATCACGCAGGAAGGCAAGGTCCGCACGTCGTGAGCGAGGATCACCATTTCCTGATCCGTGGCGTCCGCGTCCTGTGGCGATACGCGCGGCTCCGCGGCCGGGCCGCCGGCTGGTCGATCACGCCTGACGAGCGGCGGCCGTACCTGGAGCGGAAGGTCCTCATCGACGCCCGCCTCCGGGGCCGGGCCAGGCTGGAAACCGAGATCCACGAGGGCATCCACCAGCTTTTCCCCGACCTGGCCGAGGAGACCGTCTCCGGGGCCGGCCGCGACCTCGCCCGGATTCTCTGGGCCTTGGGCTACCGCCAGACATGACCGTCCGGCTCACCGATCGAGACCTCGACCAGGCCGAGACGCTCTGCCGCCGGCTGGGGCCGGCCAACTGCTGGACTGGGTCCGGCGGGACGTTAGCTTCGCTGGCCTTGTGGATGGTCGGCGAGCTGCGGCAGGCGAGACGGAAGGAGCGACCGATGCGACTGATCGGGATCACTGGCAGGGCTGGGGCCGGGAAGAACACGGTGGCGGCGATGGTGCCGGGTGCCGTGACCATCCAGCTCGCCGACCCGCTCTACGCGATGGTCGCCGCGATGACCGGCCTGCCGGAGTCGCTGCTCCGAGATCGCCAGGCGAAGGAGCGGCCGCTCCCCGGCCTCGGCAAGTCGCCCCGCCAACTGCTCCAGACGCTCGGCACCGAGTGGGGCCGCGAGCAGCTCGGCCGAGATGTCTGGGTCTCGCTCTGCCAGCGGCGCGTCGAGCAGCTCGCCGAGGCCGGCTGGGATGCCGTGGTCGTCGCGGACATCCGGTTCGACAACGAGGCCGCCTGGGTGCGGCGTGCCGGCGGCGAGGTGTGGGAGGTCGTGCGACCCCATGACGGAACTGGTCAGGGTGTCCGCTACCACTCCTCCGAGGCCGGCGTCGCCGCCGACCTGGTCGACCGCCGGATCGTGAACGACGGGAGCCTCGACGAGCTGCGGGCCGCGGTGGCGATGCCGGGGCCGGTGGCCGCCTGACATACGTCAAGCCGACCGCCTCACGCCACGCGGCCCGATCTTCTTAGAGTGCCCCCCCCCCCGTATCTTTCCTGGCTTGACTGGCAAGCGCCGCCACGAGCAGCTCGCGCGGCGGCGGCACGCTGCCGCCGAGGATCGACTGGTCCCCGTAGCTGGCCTCGAACACGGCCCGCGTGTTGCCGAGGTGCCGGTGGCCGGCGTAGGGCTGCTGAAGCTCGACATCGGTCCCGCTGCCTCGACGGATCCATTTCCAGGTTCCGGCCCGGATGCCTGCCCGCCTCACGAGTCGCTTCACCTGGTCGCGGAAGGTCTCGTGCGAGGACGGCCACGGCATCACCAGCGACCGCGGGCAGGCCTTCAGGCTGGCCTCCAGGGCCGCCATCGTGGACGGGCTGAAGCGGAACGTGGCGATCTTCCCGGTCTTCGACTGGGTCCAGCAGACCGACCCGTCGGGCCGGACGGCCGACACCGGGAGGGCGATCTGGTCGCCCCACCGGATGCCAGAGTCCCACGCGACCCGGACGGCCAGGTCCCACCAGACACTTCGGCGAAGTCCGCAGCGGTGCCAGCGCGGCAGGCCGTGGCAGGCGGCCAGGAGCTGCTCGACCTCGGCCTTCGTCCAGGCTGTGACCACCGAGGCCGGGACCCTGGTCTTCCGCACACGTCGCGACACGGGCTCCTCGCAGGCCCCATCGTCGGCGGCCGCCCGCCAGAGGGCGAGGAGCATGTTCTTTTTCCCGCGGACCGTGGCGGGCTTCCTGCCGGCCGAGTAGTCCCGCAGCCACTCCGAGACGCTCCGCTCGTCGAGCTGGTCGAGCTGGACCGGCCCACCGGCCCAGCGTTCGAACAGGTCGGCGACGATTACATACTGCCGCACGGTCGACGGCCGCACGTCCCGGAGCAGGCTGTAGCCTGTCCGGGCGTATTCCCCCAGCGTGTGCGGTCCTGATCTTCGGAACATGGTGCGACCTCGAGGCGTACCACAGCAAGGGGTTCCGACCCCCTCACCGTGGCGAGGTTCGCGACAGTCTCCGTTCCGTCGCAGGCCCGTCAAACGCCCCGCAAAACCTGAAAGTCCGGCACGCGGCACCGTTGGCCGTTCAGTTCCGGTAGAGCATCGGTCTACGGAACCGAAGGTTGCTGGTTCGAGCCCAGCGGGGTGTATTCGGTCCTAGTTCACCGTATGGGTTGACGAGGGCCAGAGGCAAATTCCGGCGGGTGTTGATTCGCCCCCGCCGGAAAATACCTTCCGGAGGCTATGAAGGTGTTCATCCACGAAAAGACGAAGAAGCCGGTCGTGACCGCCGACGAAGCGGCGAAGCTGCTCGGCATCGACGCGAGCAACATCCGCCACTGGGGACGGAAGGGCGACCTGACGAAAATCGTGGACTCCCCTCGTCGCGTCTACTACTATCTCGACGAGGTGAAGCGGCGAAACGAGGACGCGGCCGCCAATAACAAGAAGCGCGGCGGGCGGCCACGCAAGGGAGGCACGGCAGCCTGACCAGACCCACTGGAGGTGCCATGCTCGCGAAGCTGTCCACACTGGCGATTTACGCCGTCCGCTCGACCGGCCTCCTGCTCGTGGCTGGCGTCTGCGTGATCACGGCCTTCGTCTCGCTCTTCAGCCAGAAGCCCAGCGTCGGCATGGCGGCAGTGTCGGCGTGGGCCGCAGCCGCCGCGATCCTCTCCTGGCCGCGCGTCCCCGATGCCTGGCGGCGCGACCCGCCCACCGAGCGGCAGCTCGCCTATGCCGAGAAGCTCGGCCTCGTCGTGCCGGAGGGCGTCTCGAAGGGACAGCTCTCCGACATGATCTCGCAGGCGACCGGACGCTAGCACGCCCACGAAGCGGCGTTTCTGCGGCGAAAACCGCCGTTTCTTTTTTCTCTGAAGCTGGCCTTGACCATTTCACGATACTGTGGATATCTTCCCCGCCACGTCATGGATGACTTCGGCAGTGGGAGTCACCAGTGCATGGAGGCACAGATGAACGTCGAGGTCTGGATCGAGTTGGTTCTCGTGATCGTTCGGGTTCTCGCGGCCGGGATGGCCGGTTGATTTTTGCCCCTCATTACACGCTACGGAGAAATGGCATGGACGCCAACACGGAACGGATGCCGGGGGACGCGGAGGCCGCAGCGGCCGCCGCCGGGATGGCCGAGACCTACGGCCGCGCGACGCCCCACGCGGTCGGCGACTCGATCTGGTTCTCGCCGACCGTCGGAGCGATGCCCCGCCAGGGCAAGGTCGAGCGATCCGAGTGGTACGGCCTGACGGTCCGCGACGACGAGGGCCAGGCCCACACGATCGCCGCCTCGCAGATCGCGGAGTTCTGAACATGACCAGAACCGCACACCACCGAGCGGCCAACCGGCCCGGCCCGTGGCATAGCTGGCGGCAGCGATGCGCGGGCAACCTCCAGCGGCTCTTCGCCTGCTACCGCAGTCTCGACGAGCTGCTGGCCTACGAGGTCGAGGCCTCGGCCCCGATCGCCCTGAAGTCGGCCCGCCTGCGGGCGAAGGTTGTCCGCGATGCGGCGGCCGCGCTCGTGAACGACACCGACGGGAGGTCGTGGGAATGACGCTCGACGGACTCGTGATCGCCGGCCTCGCGTTCTCGATCACGCTCTTCGTGATCTCGGTCGCGGCCCTGGGGATCGTGGCCTTGAAGATTCAGGAGGACCGCCGCGGCAACGGATGCCACGGCGGAGGATGCCGGCGGAGGCCGGCCGGGAAGGGATGCAACCGCGGCCGAGGGGTGGAAGGAAACGCCCCCGGCTTCATTTCACGGGAGGACTAGGCGATGTCGTTCAAGGCAGCAACGAAGGCGCAGGCAAAGCTCCGGCTCGGACTTATAGGGCCGGCCGGCAGCGGAAAGACCATGACGGCCCTCAGGATCGCCCACGGCCTCGGCGGCCGGGTGGCGGTGATCGACACGGAGCGAGGCTCGGCCAGCCTCTACGCGGGCGAGCGAGGCCTCACGTTCGACGTGCTCGAGCTGGAGACCTACGAGGCCCGGAAGTTCATCGACGCGATCGCCGAGGCCGAGGCCGCCGGCTACCAGGTCCTCATCATCGACAGTCTCTCCCATGCCTGGGCGGGTAAGGGCGGGATCCTGGAGTTCGTCGACAAGGCGGCGAAGCGTTCCGGCGGCGGCTCGTTCTCCGGCTGGCGTGACGCGACCCCGCTCCACAACCAGCTCGTCGACGCGATCCTCGGCGCGAAGATGCACATCATCTGCACGCTCAGGAGCAAGGTCGAGCACGTCATCGAACAGGTGAACGGAAAGACCCAGGTCCGGAAGGTCGGCCTCCAGCCGGTCCAGCGGGACGGACTGGAGTACGAGTTCACGGTGGTCGGCGACGTCAACCAGGATCACGAGCTGATCGTGACGAAGACCCGCGCGGCGTTCCTCGCCGACGCGGTGATCCGCGAGGCCGGAGAGGAGCTGGGGAAGCAACTCCGCGACTGGCTCGGCACCGGCAAAGCCCCGGCCCCGGCCCCGGAGGCTCATTTCGAGTCGTCGCTGGTCAAGGAAATCGCCCAGCACATCCGCGAAGCGAAGAGCGTCCGGAAGCTCGGCCTCATGGGGGACCGGATCGAGCAGCTCGCAGTAGAGGGGCAGCTCACCGACGTCGAGGTCGCCCAGCTAATGGGCGAGGTCAACGCCAGGCACAACACCATCGAACCGGAGGGGGCCGTCGATGTCGTGGCATAGCACCTGGCCGGCACAGCGCCGCCAGACGGCACCGAAAAGCGGCATGGGCTGGAAGCCCTTCGTCGCGGCCCTGCGTGCTGTCGGTGTTCGCGGCGAC